TAACCACCGTAGCAGAAATAGACGCCGTTAGCTGGCCGGTAAAGCCCTAACATGGCTTTAATCCCGATTGATCAAGTCGGGCAGATCGGCGTCGTCAAAGATATTCACGCATGGCAATTACCGCCTAACGCCTGGACCGACGGAAATAATGTTCGTGTCCTACACGGCGGCATACACAAGACTCCGGGCTACCTCGAAGTCATGGCGTCATGCCCGGTTGCGCCGTACTACATTACTAATTTGGTGGCCGGTTCAACATCCTATTGGATCATCGGCGGGCTGACTAAAATTTACGTCCACAACGGATCTTCATGGACTGACATCACCAGATCGTCTGGCGATTACAACGCCACAGCCCGAGAGAACTGGACCAGCACCGTATTAGGCGGTGTCCTCATCATGGCCAACGGATTCGATGACCCACAATTTTGGGCACTATCATCCGGTGTACCGTCGGTATCGACCAAGATGGCCGACCTAAGTAACTGGCCTGCCAGTACCGAGTGTTTTTCATTAAGGGCATTTCGCTCCTTTCTGATTGCTCTCAATATTAAGAAATCTTCTGTCCCATATTCGCGCTTGGTCAAGTGGTCAACGGAGGCTGCTACGCAAACCGTCCCAACCTCTTGGGATGAAACATCCGCAACGGTAGACGCGGGTGAATACGAATTAGCGGACACCAAGGGCAAGATCCTTGATGGCCTACCTCTTGCAGACAAATTCATGATCTACAAAGAGGATTCCACCTATGTTTTATCGTACGTGGGCACACCATTTATCTTCGCATTCCGTCAACTCTCACCAACCATTGGCGCATTATCAAAAAACTGCGTCGCGGAATTTGGCGACAAGCATTTCGTATTCGGGAACGGAGACGTATATCTGAACGATGGCATGAAAATCGAATCCATCTTGCCGCATAAAATGCGCGACCACATCTTCAGCACCATGAATGGTGACGAATACGAAAAGTCTTTTGTTGTCGCCGATTACGGCAATACCGAGATGTACGCCTGTTACGTGTCATCTTCGAATACCGTCAACGTCCAATGCGACAAGGCGTTGGTCTGGAACTGGGTGAACAACACTTTCACCGAACGCGACCTGCCGAATTTGGGATTTACCGGCTACGGCAACGAAGGCGACCCACAGGCTTCCGCGTCATGGGCCGCTGACACCACCACTTGGACAACAAATTCAAAGCAATGGAGTACGGCGGGCGCGTCCTCCTTCTTTAATACTGCTGGTAAATCTCTGGTGATGGTGTCGCCGACTGATACCAAACTCTACAGGCATGGTACTGGTAACAAGAAAGACACGGCGTCCATGACTTCGTACATCGAGCGAACGGGGCTCACGATGGATGAGCAGGGCAACAACAATCAAGCAATGGTGAAACACGTTACTTCTGTGTGGCCGAAAATGTCTGTGGATGACGGCAGCGTAAACGTTTACGTGGGTCACCAGATGTCGACCGAAGAATCGATTACTTGGGAAGGCCCATACACCTTTGATCCCGACACCCAATCCAAAGTGTCTGTGCGGGTGACTGGAAAATACATCGGCGTCAAATTTGAATCGACTGGCGATCAGACGTGGCGACTCGACGGTTATTCCTTGGACGTTAAAAACGCGGGGCTTAGAGGCTCGAAGATGAACTGATGGCCACTCACGTAGACAGAGTAGAACGATCCGTAACCCATTACGAGCCGGGGCCACTGCCGCTTAATCCGGAAGACCTCGGTATTTACGTTGTTAATGAACTCAAAAGACTTGGCGACATCTTGTTGAACCAAGCCACATTCAGATTGGAAAGAATACATGAAGCACCGGCAAGACCCAGAACCGGAGACATCCGATTCGCAGACGGATCAGACTGGAATCCGGGATCGGGCGAAGGCATCTATTGGTACGGAACAAGTTGGAATAAGTTGTAGGCTAATTCGCCCTGACCACATCGATGGAATTTGGACTGAAGTAGAACCCCACCTAGAACGATGCGTTCCCCATTCAGAAGGGGAACTCGAAACCGAAGACTTTCACCAGCTGCTCGCCAACGGCGAGATGCAATTGTGGATCGCGATGGAGGATGAAAAGATCCTCGCCGCAATGGTGAGCCAAATCGTTTCGTACCCACGTAAGCGGATTTTGCGAATTATCGCGATTGGGGGTGGTGAAATGGACCGCTGGCTTCCGTTTCTACCGGGCCTCGAGGAGTGGGCACTTGAAAACGGTGCCACAGGGCTCGAATGTTGGGGCCGCAAAGGCTGGCTCAAGATTCTGGATGATTGGAAATGCAGTTACCACGTTTTAACCAAAGACCTAAAAAGTAGGATGCACTAGATGGCAAAAGACAAAAAGAAAGCGCAAAAAGAAAGAGCGTCGGCTAAAAGAAAACGAGCGGCCGCTCAAAAGATTATCTCGACCGGCAAGGTCAAAGGTAAGAAAGCGACAGCCAAGCAAATCGCCGCCGCGAAGACCAGAAGAGGTACTCGTGCCGGAGAGATGCGCGCCCAAGGCGACATCCTACGCGACATTTCAGGTCGTGAAAAAGGCGAACGCACCGTCTATACCGGCCCACTGACTGAAAAGGGCAGGGAGGAGCGTGGACTCCCAGACATGACCAAGTGGCAAACCGCCAACGTCGGTCTTTTGGGTGCGCTTGGTGGAGATCGAGCACTCTTACGTCAGCAATTTACGCCAGCCATGCAAGCCGAGTACATGCGGACAGGAAAAATTCCGCAAGGCTTTGTTCCGCCAAAAACAACGCGAACTAGAACCGGAACAACAACCGGCACAGCAACCGGTACGGGAGGCGGTCTGCTGGGTGGCTACGGCTACGGTGGTTACGGTGGCTACCCGGTTCTTTCACTGGGCACACCATCCGGGTTGAGTTATCCCGCCGCAGCAGAAGCCGCAGAAGGCTACGCAGGGGCATTGGGTTTCAACATTGGGCCAGAGGGCGGTCTTGTCTATCGTCCTTGGGAAGCGCAAGCGTGGAAGCAGACCGGCATTGATCCGAACTTATGGAATGCACCATTTGCGGGTGGTGGCTTGCTCGGTGGTTATGTGCCTCCGACAACTGCCACGACTCCAGTCCCGACGGCTACGGCAGTACCAACTGGAACAACGACAGCCGATGCAGAGCCGACATTCCATGAAACCTTTATGGCACCGGGCGGTGGCCATGAACAAGCGTTACAGCGACTGTATGCCGCCGCTGGTGGCGATGCTGTTTGGGGCAGTTATCCCAATTGGTTTAATCGAACGGGCAATACCCCGCCAAGTCAGGGCGACATAGTCGGATACGGCGAATCTATTGGCGTGATGCCGGACTACGATGATGTGAAAGCGGGGGCGTTGAGACCGCCTATTACACCAATAACACCAAGTTATGGGATGCCTGCTGGACTACCAACATCAAGTTACATGATGCCGCCAGGTGGGTTAATACCAAGTTACGGAATGCCTGTCGGGCAAACGGTCCCAAGTTACGCAATGGCCTCTGGACTGTTGGCACCCCAACAGCCGGTAAGCATTCCGAGAAGCCCGTTTTAAGAGGAAATAAATTATGGCAGGTGGCGCAACAACAAGAACCGAACCTTGGGCAGCACAGAAGCCGTATCTTGAAAGAGGCTTTCAAGCGGCACAGCAACTTAATTTTGATCCGGTAACGGGACGACCTGTTGCACCGGCTTATTACGGCGGGCCAACCCTTGCTGGCCCAGACCCGACGACGCAGGTAGCCCAACGAGCACAAATTGGCTATGGCCTCGGCCCAAGACCGCAAGCATTACAAGGTGCGGCGGAAGCGGCACAGGTCAGAGGATTAAGCGGCGCGGTAAATACGCAAGTTCTCGATCCAATGGTGGAGTCGTATCGCCAAAGGATGGAATCTGATTTGCTCGGCAAAACACTACCGGGGATTCGGCAAAGCCTCGTTCAATTCCAACCCGGTGGCAGTACACGAGGCGACTTAATTCAAGGGCAAGCGATTGCTTCAGCGCAGGAGAATTTGCAGAACCAAGTGGCACAACTCTACGGCGGTGCCTATCAAGCAGCGCAAGCGCGAGTTCCACAGTTCCAACAGTTGTATCCGACGGTCATGGGTGCGCCTATGGGCTTGTTCGGCCAAATTGGTGAAGTCGGACAAGCCCGTCGTTCTCTCCAGCAGGAGGCGATCAACCGTGATGTCGCACGGCACATGTATGAAGCGCAGGCACCACAGACTGCGTTACAGAATTACATGGCATCCATTTCCGGCGATTACGGCGGCACAGTTCGCAATCAGCCGGGACCACTATCACAACTTGGATCAATCGCCGGAATCATCGGGAGTTTGATGGGATGACCCTAGAAGAATACATCCGCATGCAAGAAATGATGAGAACTCCTACGGGGGTTCTCCCTGGTTTATCTGGTCGAGTTGATCCCAATTATTTGGGCAACGTTGGTACGGGCAGACGAAGCATGACAAGACCCGTCGGGATGACTGATGCAGAAGTTGATTACTGGAGTCGTTACGGGGGTGGCCTTAATTTCGATCCTCGTCAAGTAGCAAGCCAAGTTAGCAGAGGTGTCGCACCAATGCCCCGCGCTGGCAGTCAAGGATATGCCGATGTAGCGGACTGGCGAAGAACTATGGACATGGCACAGGCTTATGCAGGCGATCAAGCAAGACAGGATCGTTTTAGAGATCCGATGGGCTTGCCATCAGGATACGGCCAAGAAGAAGGCGGCATGGAGTCTTATCTATCCCAGCGTCCATCTGGCACCTTTGCACGAGGCGGAGTAGAACACGATCCCAGAGTTGGTGGTCCGTGGGATTTCTCGAGAGGAATGCCAATGGGCTGGCTTAGATACGGAACCGGCGGCACCTATCCCGATCCAGTTTCCGCTGGCCACGTTGGTGGCGGCGGGGAAGGTCCCACTCGCCCAGTCGAAGCGGAAGAAGGACCAGCAGCAGGTTCACGATTCTCTGCAAGCGCACTATCCAAGGCCGCAGAAATGATTGCGGCTGCTGGTGGTGACACAGGTGGCACTGAAGCAAAGGTGGGTGGCAGCACACGCCCATATCCAAAACAACTGATGGCTGGTCCAATGGGAATTGCCACGTTTGCGCCGACTGACCTCAGAGGCAATAGGAAGAGGGAGGATGAACTTTATGGCTAGAGGTTTAACCGGACTCGGATCGAGTTCAATGGCAACCGATCCGATGTTTCAAAACTATTCCGTTATCAGCCCGGAGGAAGAAGAACGATCTATTCAGCCTATCAAACGGTTATTCGACGTTAATCAATACCTTCAAGAGTCCACCGACTTACAGGCGAAATCAAAGAAGGAAGAAAAATGGCTGGGTGCCTTGGGCTATGCCCTGCAATTGCAAAATCCGAATTTCAATCCCCAGCAGTATTTGAAAGATTATCGAGCGGACCAATTAGCGGCGCACAATCAAAAATGGGGTCTGCTGGAAGATCTGGATAAAAGGCACGTCCGAAAAGAATTCAATACCCGTTTGTTAGCGCAGTCAGAGAACCTTCCAACCAAAGCGGCATTCAATGAGTGGTTCGAGCAACAGGGTGTTCCCGAGTTGTACGACGACGCGATCAATACTTGGGACAAGGGTGTAAAGCCGGACGAACCCCATGTTGGCACGTTGTACGAACTGGGTCCTGATGGTCGCCAGACGGGACGAATGGCCACGTTCACGACTAAAAATGAAGAGATTCTTTTACGTAAGAACAATTTCGTCGATCCCACACGTACAGCAATGCCCACGACCACATCAATGGGATTCATTGACAAAAAGGGTCTGAAACATCTGGGGTATGTCAGGTATGACGAAAACAGAATACCGCGATATTTCCTGAGAAACGGCGAAAAGGTTCCTGAAGGTTGGGACATGATCTCGCCAACGGCTACCAATATCACAAACATATTGGGTCAACAGGGCGAGCCGATGAC